TTACATATAGAAAAAAAAGTTATAGAAAATTATAAACAAAATCAAAAAATAGAAGAAAATTATAAACAAAATCAAAAAAAAGTAAAAAAAAATAATAATATATCAAATTCTGAAATATTTATTTTTTTATTTGTTTTTTTAATAGTAGCATTAATTAAATACTCAAATGATTTTAATGGAGGTTAAAATAATTAAAGAAAAATATAAAAAATTATAATTTTATATCAGTGTAATTAATCATCATAACTACTTACACTATCAAAATATTTTTCAACTAATGGTTTTCTAAATATTCTAATTTCTTTTGATACATTGTCTAAATTATTTGAATCTTTAGAATTTTTTGCAAATTGCTTCTCATATTTAATCCATTGTAAATGTAAATCTCTATAATATTTTCTTTTGATATTATCTTTTTCTAAACTAACAGCTTCTTCTAAAAATCCATCTATTGTTAAAAAATGTTTTCTAATACAATCATAACATCTTTTTTTTGTATTATTTAAATGATCTTCTAATAATAAACATTGTTTTGAAACTTCTCTCATATTATATTCAGGATCCAATATTGGATGTAATTTGTCATCTCCACAACTACTTTTAGAACTACATTTATTTTGTATTATTGTATTATTTGTTGTTTCATTATTTATTGTTTCATTATTATTTGAAAAAGATTCTTTAATATCATAATAATTATTGTCTAATGTATTTTTATATGATGTAAATACACAAAAAGCAAGTATTATAAGTAATATTGATAATATTATTTTTTTCATCATACTTTAATATTATTATAGAATAAAATATATATTTTTGTAGTGTATTTATAATATTACATAAAATAATTCTAATAAGTTTTATATAAATAATGTAAATAAGAAAAATAATCTTTAATTATTATTTCTTTTTCTAAATTACAATTAATAAAAATAAGTCTTGATTTTTCTTGTTCTGAACCAAAATCATTTGGCCTTATAATAGTCCACGGAGTATTTATATCTAATAAAGACAATTTACTATATACACAAGAAATTAATGCCGAACAAAAAAATTTATTATCACATTGTTCTTTATTTAGTTTAATATTAAATAAAGCACAAAACCAGTCTATTAAATTTAAGTCATATGGTTTTCCATGTAAAATACTATGTATTTCTTTTATATTTTTGTAAAATAATTCATTTCTATTAACATTTAATTTACGCCAATAAATAGCTCCATTATAATTATTATAAACATCTTCAAATTTTCTTATTTGGACTCCAAATTTATTTTTATTATCCTCAGCATCATTAATTGAAGATAATCCAGTTGATTCAAAAATATACAATCCTTTTAGGTCTTCTTTAATATATGTTGGATCTTTTAATATCATTCCAATATGAGTATATTTACTATTTGTAAAATAAGAAATCAATAATGATGGAATAAAAGATTTATCAGAAAATAAAATAATATCACCAGTATTAAAATTATCAAACATTATAATTTACATAATTAAAATTATATTTTTTGTGCTAAAATATTTTTTTTAAAATATTGTTTTTCTTCAATATTATCCAAAATATCAAATATAATTTTGTGTCGTAATCTATAATTTAATTTATATTTAATTGTATTTTTTAAATAACTTTTATCAATCCAAGAAATTGTTTTTTCATTATTTAATTCTTTCTCATTAAAATTCTGTTTTTTTAATTTTAATTCATTGTCAGATGCTTCAATAATAAATAATACATATTTACATTTTTGTAAATATATATTTTGTCCTTTTATTAATCTATCTTTTATATTAAAAATAACATTATTTGTCTCTTCTTTCATTTCTCTATCAGCAATATCATATACATCTTTATCTTCTTTTTCTATTTTCCCTCCAATATCTTCATATTTTCCATTTGATTTAATTAATAATAATTTCATTTTATTTTCATTATCAAATTTGTAAATAAGTGTTCCACTTGCTTTTACTTCTTTTTTATTATAATACATTTTATTATTAATTATAGAAATATATTTTTGATATTTAATTTTCATTTTTTTTAAACATTATATTTTCTTCTTGCTAATTTTATTTTTACTAATTCTTCTGATTTTTCATCATCATCTTTTTTTTCTTCATCTAATTCTTTATTTGATGTTTTTTCTTCTAAATCTTCTTTTGATTCTTCTGATTCTTCATTTGATTCTTCATTTGATTCTTCATTTGATTCTTCATTTAATTCTTCATTTGATTCTTCATTTGATTCTTCATTTGATTCTTCATTTGATTTTTCATTTGATTCTTCATTTGATTTTTCATTTGATTTTTCATTTGATTTTTCATTTGATTCTTCTGTTGTAGCTTCTTCTGATTTTTTATCTGATTCTTCTTCTGATTGTTTATTTGAATTTGTATCTAATTTTTTATTATTTGCATTTCCATATATTTTATTTGTATTTTCATATTTAATAATATTAATTTTTTTATTAAAATCTTCTTTTAAATTTTCATTAAATTCTTCTTTTAAATTTTCATTAAATTCTTCTTTTAAATTTTCATTAAATTCTTCTTTTAAATTTTCATTAAATTCTTCTTTTAAGTTTTCATTAAAATCTTCTTTTAAATTTTCATTAAAATCTTCTTTTAAATTTTCATTAAAATCTTCTTTTAAATTTTCATTAAATTCTTCTTTTAAGTTTTCATTAAATTTTTCTTTTAAATTATTTTTATCTAATAATATTTCATGATTGGCTAAACCTTCTAGAAAACCAACTGAAACATCAAATAATAAACATAAAGGAAAAATTAGATAATTTTTAAAATAATAATTATCAAAGTAATTATTGAAATATTTAAAACATATTATTCCAGAATTATTACTTTTTTTTTTCATTGATAATCTATCAACATGAGATAAATTACACCAAAAAAAGGATAAAGAAAATATTATACTTAATAAATAACTATAATAAAACAACATAATAAATAAATATTTAATTATTTTTATATATTAATCACACAGTAATTTTTTTTCTAATATTTATTTTATTATCAGATGATGGACGAAAACTATCATTATTTTTCATAATATTCATTCTTTGTCTTTCTATAAAATCTTGAAATTTTGCTCGTTCTGAATTAATTCTTAAATGATGTGTTCTAAACATATTTAATCTTTTAAATTGTTCCATATCATCATCACTTTCTTCTTCTTTTGTTCCAATTGATTTACTAATACTATTATCACACATTAAATTAATATTGTGATGTTTAATCATATAAATTTTAATTTCATTTAATGTTAATTGAGGATTATTTTTGATATTTAGAATTTTCATATTTCTTGGAATATTGGGAATTTGTATTAATTTATTATTTGAAATATTCATGTTAATTAATGTGTCTGGAAGAATTGGAATTTCAGTTAATTTATTATTACTCAAATCAAGAAATTCTAAATGTTCTGTGAGTCTAAAATTAAGTTTATTTAGATTACAATTTATAAGTTCAAGTTTTTTAATGTTTGGCGGTATAACAAAAGTAATATTACTTATATCACAATTTGTAACTACAAAATGAATTATACTTTGTGGTAATATAAAATCTCCTAATATTAAAGAATCACATATATTTAAATATTGAAGCTTATCAAAATAATTAAAACTATTTATATTTAGATTTAATGAACTAATTGTAAGTGCAACTAATGATTGTGGAAATTCATATGTTTTAAGTGGATTATTACTTATATCTACTATTTTTAAATTAGAATACTTTTTTAAATCAATGTTTCGAATTGAATTATTTTTTAATTTTAATACTTCTAAACTATTTGGTAAATCTGAAACGGCAGAAATATTATTATCTATTGATTTTAATATTGTTAAATTTGGTGGTAAATTATCTAAACTATAAACATCAGAATAACTTATATCTAATATTTGTATATATTTATTTGTTGCCATACTAATTGGTAAGCTTTTAAATGACAAATTTTTTAGTTCGCATATTGGGTTTTGTTCTCTTGCTTTTTCATCAATAATACTTGTATCATTTTCTTGAAAATTTATATCGTCATCAATTTGTTGATTAATAAAAGCAAAGTCTTCAAAAGGGTTCATATCCATTAATTATTTTGCTTTATTATAGCATTGTTTATTAATATATATATACATTCAATTTTTTTTATAACAAAATTATTATATTTATTAATATTATGAATAAAGAACAATTAAAAAAAATGTGTAAAAGAGTTTTAGAAAAAGAAGATTATAAAATTGTAATTAATGATACTAAAAATAAATTTAATATAGATGACATAGTTATTTGTTTTTCAAATGGTAAAAAATGGCACATTGTTTCTTTAGATGTTATGTTAGCTTTTCCAGTACTATATTATGATTTTATTTCACCAAAAGATGGAAATACTTATGTTAATTCATTATTGGTTTGTCCATTAACATTACGTTCAATAATTTACAAAGGAAGAATACAAATTTTAGATGTTTCAGATGAAAGATTATTTATTAAAAATTTAGATACTGATGATGAATTTTACATGGATTTGCCATATACAGGACATTATGATGAAAAGGGTAATGAAAAAAAAATAAAATCACAAATAAAAAGACATCAAGTAAAGATATTAAAATTAAAAGATTGTTTTACAATTATAACTGATCCAACATATATAATTGTAGATGAATTTAAAGAAACTATTATTGATAAAAAATACTATAGTAATGTTACTAATTATAACAATGATAATATAATTTGTCATTATCATCCTAAAACTCTTGTATATATTACTCAACATTTTTCTCATATTGACAATTCTTATAAATATAATATTGTAGTTGGTGTTGATGTTTCACAAGAAGAAATAACTGGATATAATTTTATTAAATCTGGTTTTTGGTTCTTTTTTGATAATTACAAAGATAATTTAATGAAAAAAAAAGCATATATTTATCCAATGTTTTTATTTAGTGCTTTAAAAATGTATAAAAATGCAAAAATTATTTATTTAAAATAAATTTTTAACATTATTTGCCATTTTTATTAAAATAATTTTTAGTTTCATCATAAAATTATAAAATACTTCACAATCATCCAAAGGAATATTTTTTGTTGTTAATTCTATTACACTATTTTTTATATTTTTAATTTTATAAAAAATATAAGCGTGTAAATATTGTATATCATTAAAACTTTTCATAATAATATCTAAATATTCCCTTGTTTGTGTATCAATAATAATAACTTGTGAATTGTCTCCATAACGAGTTAGTATTTTTTGACAACATAAACTAAAATATATAAAAAAATTACTTTTATTTATAGTATTATTCCATTGATTTATTAAAGGATTTTTTTTAGAAATTAGTAGTTTAGCTTTTATATTATTAAATTGTGGAGGATCAAAAAAGTATTCTAATGGTGGCATTTGAGATGATAAAAAATTATTATGAGTGGATAAATTATATTCTTGGTATATTGGCATTTTATAATTTTTGGGGAAAAAAAAATATTGTTTTACTTTGTAATTATACTTGTTATGTGTTCAATAAATAATTGTATTTATACAAATATAATTATTTTTTATGTTAAAGAATAGTTTGGATTACACCATTTTCTGGAATGATTATATTTTTCCACCTTGTTGAGAATTACTAATATCTGGATTGTTTTGTGAAAGTTGGTTAGTTAATTTTTTAGAAGCTTGTATAGGTTTATCACTACTTTCTTTTAGTTATTGTTTAGATTTATCTAAATTAGCATCACATTAAGATTTTTTAGTTAGGGCATTTAGTTGTTCTTCTTTATTTCTAATGTTGTTTTGTATATTTTTTATTTCTTGTTCTTGAGATTGAATATTATTTTTTAATTGTTTAAGTTTTTGTTCAGTTGCGTTTGGTATTGTTGTATTAGCCAATTCAATATATTTTTTTTGTTGCTTTTTTAATTCTTCTTGTTTTTGTTTTTCATTAAAAATATCTTTTGTTAATTCGGCAACTTTAGTGTTAGTTTCATTACCACCTTTCATATTTCTATATCCAGTAATTTTACTTCCACTGCCACCATCCATTTGTTTATTAACGGCATTATCAATTTTATCTAATAATTCATCAACAGTACTATTATTGGCATTACCACCTACATGTGTTTTTTTTAATAAAGAAGTGTATTTATGAACTTTGTGTTTATAATCAGCATTATCTGGTTCATCGGCAAGTAAATCAGTCCATTTTTGATATTTATTATTTAAAATTGAATAACTCATTCTATATTATATAATTTTAAAATAAAAATTTTATTTATAATATATACAACAAAATTATGTTTTATTTTCATTTAACCATTTTGAAATTTTATGAAACATATATTCACAAGCATCTTTTTTAACATCTTCAAAATTACTTTCATTTAAATTAACATATTTATCAATTTTACTTTCTTTCATAATTTTTTCATTATGAGCAAATGTTATTTTATTAAATATTAATTTCAAAACATCATCTTGTAATTCACTGTTGTGTTTTTTAAGAAATTCTTCTCTATTTTGGAATAAATTTTGTTTGTTTATTTTTAGATAAATTTGAAAATCAGTTTTAAAATTTATTAATTCACTTGGAAAACCAAAACCACTTATAATAATAAATTTATTTTCTTTAACATAATCATTTAATTTTTTCCAATCAACTGATTTGTAAATATCATCATAATCCAATATTTTTACATCTTCTTTAACATCAACATAATTTTCATAATTTTCATAATAAAAATTTTTTAAAGAAATACTTTTTAAACTAAATATTTGAGCAATAAATTTTGCTAATTTACTTTTTTTTGTGCCAGAATATCCTGATATTAATATTATTAATTGTGAATTATATTTTTTATACGCTTCAATAATATTCATAGTATATAATATTATAATATGAATAAATTAATTTTAAATCTAATAGTATTTATCCATTTCTTGTTTATATTATTTGTTATTCTTGTTCCTTTTATTGGTTCTAATTATTTACTTGTAATTTATGTAATAATTATTCCATTTATGTGTGCTCATTGGATTGCTAATGATAATAATTGTGTTTTAACAGTTATTGAAAAATCATTAAGAAAAAAAATATATGGATATGAACCACAACCACAAGAATGTATATCATATAAAATTATTGCTCCTATTTATGATTTCACAAAAAATAATTATGATTTGTCAAATATTATTTATATTATTACTATTGGATTATGGTTTATTGGAATACACAAAATATATTCAAATTACAAAAATGGAAAATTAAGAAATTTTAGAGATTTTATAAAAAATTAATAACATACACTTGAATCAATACTTGAAGTTAATAATAAATCTTGTAAATCTTGTTTTGAATTTCCACCTTTTTTATTTATACTCTTTTTACTTCCACCTTTTTTACTACTTTTATCAGTAGTTGATGAAGAACTTGAAGAACTTGTTGGACTTGACATTGATGAAGAACTTGAAGAAGATTTTTTATTAGAAGAACTTGAAGAAGATTTTTTATTAGAAGAACTTGAAGAAGATTTTTTATTAGAACTTTTTTGTATTGATGCTGATTTTTTATGTTTTTCAGTTGTATTACTATCAGAAGTTGTATTTGATGAAACTTTTTTAGGTGTTATTGTTGATGATTTATTACTACTATCAGAAGTAGTATTTGATGAAACTTTTTTAGGTGTTATTGTTGATGATGATTTATTACTATCAGAAGTAGTATTTGATGAAACTTTTTTAGGTGTAATTGTTGTTGATGTATT